GACACATCAGCACCTATAACATAAGGTTCTTCCCACTTAGGGAAGTCATATATGTACAATGTACCTTCTCTATGCTCATCAAACATCTTACTATGTGGGTCCCACTCAGATCTTCTCTGATGTGGTTGAGGTACTAAGGAGTCCAAACGCTCCACGTTGAACACGTTAGATCCACTGACAATAAATGCTTCGTCAGCTGTAGCTGGGTACTCTTGCTTAAACTTAAGCTCACCACCTTCAGCAATTTTAAGTCTTCTCCAGTATAATTGGTCATTATCTAATCCATATTTTTCTTCTATTATCTCTTCTTCTATCGTTAACTCCATACCCTCAGGTGCACTTCGTCTATACTCGTCAGTTATATACCACGGTAGGAATATAGGAACATATTCATTCTCCCCTGCAACAGCCCCCTTCCATAATCTATAGAACTCCCCTTGAGAACCATTAGCTGTGGACTCTAAGATAACTTCAGTACCCTCAGCCTGTGATATACCTTGGAACAAACCAGCCAATATCTTCTCATCATGCATCCAGAAAGCAACCTCTGACAGGTGTGCAATAGTAGGAGTAGTCCCCCTACCTGCTTCAGGAGAACCTGCAGTATAGAGCCTGTAAGAAGCTGTAGCATCTTTATCAGGCATCCAAGGACTATTAATAATAATCTCTTTAGCATTACTACGAATCTCTGTAGGACTCAGAGAACCACTCATATTACGTATTAAGTTTTTAGACATAGCGAATAGAGCATCCGATGTAGCTGAATCATGGGCCATAACAACTGATCTAGCATAGGCTGTAAAGTATGACTTCCAAAACACTCTCCCAGAACAGTAAGTGCTTATACCTTGTTGTCTGGCTTTGAGTATAATTGCTCTTACCTTACCAGTCTCCTCTATCTGCTTACTAAGAACATCTGTTATGATCTGTTGACATCTGTTAAATGTGAAAGGTACAAAGCCCTGTGCAGCATCCTTAGTAATAATCTGTATCTGTTCTTTTGCGAACTTAGTAAAGTCCTGTGAGTATCCTTTAAGACTATCTCTTTTCTTTTTCTCTATTAATAATTTCTGTATTTCTTGTTTATTCATGTTGTCCTCATGGTAATTAAGTACCCCCCTAAGAGTTTCTTAGAGAGACTGTGAGAGAGAAAGCGAAAGAGTTACATTTTAAAACAGTATACCCTCATTTATTTTTAGGACCCCCTAGTTTCTCTCAGAACTCTCCCAGCTCTCATAGTAACTCTCCGGGGGGTGTAGGTCTCTATAAGGGGTATATAGGGCTCAGAGCCTCTAAGAGAGCCTCTAAGCACTACTATTATAAGAGACTTAGCGTGGGGAGGATACTGGGAGAGACTGAGAGGATACTCTGAAAGGGAACTATGCACCACACGCATAACTAATAGTATAAGCTATGCATTAATGTATATACCCCTTAAAGAGAGAGACTTCCTAATAGTCTCTAAGTTCTCTCATAGTTCTCTTATAGTTATCTCATAGTACTCTCATAGTTCTCTCATAGTTAAGTAAGAGAGCTAATATACATAACAGTTTACTAAAAGAAACAGACAGATAGTAATAGGGATACTACTAATAGTATACTAGTAGTTAAACTAATATAACTAACAGACTAAGAGTAAGCAAGTGGTTGAGCACTAAGCAGTACTCAAGTTTGTAGAGTTGTAATATCTTAACCACTTCCGTGTGAAAAACACTACAGTTGGATTAGAGAAAAGTTTTCTCAAATCCTTAAGACATTCCTTATCTACAAACAAGTAAGAAAGAGTTGTGTTAGCTCTATTGATGTGTTGAGTAATCCTTCGGATCACTATATTGGTGAAGCAGTGGAAGTTCTATTTGTGGTTGAGTTGGTTCATGATGTTGTTATAGCACAACTAGATCAACCTTTGATGAATAGAATCTCCACTGTGACAATATTTTTTTTTGGCTCATCTACGTGAGCATAATCATTTAACACTCTTGAAAGGAGTTTACTATGACTACAATACATGGACCATTTACAGTTGATGACATTGATATGGCATACGACTATCTAGATCACAATCATCCAGATGGTTATATGTTCTATGGTGAAGTAGGTGATGCTAGCTTGTTAAAAGAAGCTAGAGTAATCATAGACACTCAGTATATTCCAGATTCTACTACTGAATCACAACTACTCTATGATGAGAGTGATCCAACAAGTGAAGTATCTTGGAGTCATGATGAGAATGGTTATTGTTAATTCAAACTCTTGAAAGGAGTACACTATGTTACATTATAATAACGATAGGATTCAACATTCAGATCTATGGATTAAAGATAATTATGATCAACTAGTATCTGAGTATGAAAAAGAAGCTCAAATGCACAATCCTAAAGGAGCTTTTCTAGGTTACGCTGACGAGTATATGGAGTATATGGAAATACAACAATATTTGGTTTGGAGTAATTTATTCCCTGAAAAGGCAAAAGAGGCAAAATATCAGGGAGACATGCCTCCTCATTCATTTCCAATATCTAGTAATCCACGTATTGATGATTGTTGGTAAAAATGGTTATTGTTAATTCAAACTCTAGAAAGGAGTATACTATGCTTACTAAAAAAGTTTATGAAGATGAAGACTGGTCTGATGGTAGTGAACTATATTGTCAATTCGAAGATCAAAGGCAACTTGAATTAGAAGCCTATTATGATAAAATCGAAGAGGGCTATCATGAGCACTGTGAGAATGTAGGGTTCACTTTAGAAACTACAATGTAAATAATTTAATTCGAAACAGCTGTAGTGGCTGTCTGTTACCTTAAGCAAGTAGCACTGATGATGATAGCTTATGCTCGTGAAAGGAGTAAATTATGTTTGATCGTGATGAATACACTGGAATGTTCATAGGCTTCGTCTGTGTTGTTTCATTCATAGGAATCTGTTGGATAACTTTTCCTATGGCCTCTGAGAAGGATAAGTCTGGCATGTATGGTGCTGATGTCCTTACACTTCCACATTACAACTTCGAAATTGACGGTGTTGTATACAATTGTAACGAAAGGTGATACAATGGCTAGTAAAGAACAAGCTATTTTAGCTACTCTAAAGAAGTATCCAACAATGTCTAAGACTCAAGCTTCATTCTACGTTGAAGAGGTCTTGGGATACTTTAATAGAAAATAATCTATCCTAGATTATGATCGCGTCGCGATCCTATGGTTGTGGACATTCGAATCCACTATAAACTTTAATCTGTACAGAAAGAAAAGGAATTTTAAAATGACAGATATGATAACAGAACCGAGAGACATTTATGTTGAAGGTACAGCACGATTTGATAAGACTATTACACCAGTTACCAACGACTACACAAATGGTAATCCAAGGTGGGAGCTTCAAATATCTACTACTGATCCAGTAGTTGCTCAAAAATGGAAAGATCTATGGTTGCTAACTAAACAGGATAAGAACGATCCTGACCGTACTGTAGTCTCTCTTAGTAGGAATAGTCTAAAGAAAGATGGCTCTCCTAACTCACCAGTAGTTAAGTTCCATGCAGATGCTGTAACTCCATTTACAGAAACTATTGGGTATGACTCAATAGTCGCTGTACAACTGTGGCAAGGACCATATGTACAAAAAGGTCCACATGGTAATGGAGTCAAATCAATACTCTCTGCAATTCAAGTCTTGAAGCATGTTAAAGCTTCTCCAACTGCAGGTGGTGGCTTCAAAGCAAGAGAAGCTATTGTTGATGAACAATCAGTTGAAGCAACAGATGGTTTAAATACATTGCATGATAGCAGAACTGGATTTACCTCTAAGACTACAATTGATAATTCTGGAGGAACACCAATACCATTTTAAATCAAGCAAGCACTCTGGTCATATAGATTATGACTGGAGTGTTTAAGTTTTTTTTTGATGATATATTGAAATTATCTTAACCACTTCCATGTAAGAACATTCCAGTTGGATTAGAGAAAAGTTTTCTCCAATCCTTAAGAGAATTTAAATATATCATCAAGTAGTAAGAAAGTAAGCAAGTAAGAAAGTAAGTAAGTAAGAAAGTAAGAAAGGAAGTAAGAGGCACTTGCGATAATTCGAGCTGGTCGAGTTC